CCACTAATACCAACACCACGCATTTCGCCTGCGGCATCTGTTGGTAATGGAGTTAGATTTTCATCATTCTCTTCACGCCATAGTCTTTCGTTTTCTGCAATCTCTTCGTCTGTAAGTCCTAAGAAACGTTTCATTGCATATCTGTTTGATAAGAAAGGTATTGCTTGTACTTGTGTAAATGTAGGAATTCTAACATTGTCAAGTTCAGACTGTCTGTAACTTGCAAAGTTCATTGGTTCTTGTAGTCTTAAGTCAAACATACTAATGTCAATGTTTATACCTTTTTCTATTAGATAACGTTTAAACTCTTGATTAAATTCTTCTGTTACAAGACTTTGTAAACGTTCGCAATACTTGTTAAAACGCAGTTCTTGAATATATGCTGTACCTACTCTACCATCGTTGTATTGACTTTGTCCTTCGTCTTGTGCCGCTGTTGGCAAATAAGAACTTGGAATACGTAAACCCCTAATAAGTTTGTTAGTAAAGTATTTTAAATCGTCAATTTCACCAAGGTTAGTACCGCCTGGTAATGTTTCAACTTTAGATCCTCTACCTTCTGCTGTTTGTGGGAAGAAGTAATCTTCGTTTGTTGATAATGGATTGTATGCACTATCAATAACACTTGTTGAACCACCTGTGCTTGACGGAATACGTCTTTGATGTATTTCTGTTTTAACACGTTCAACAAATTGCATTGCCAAGTGTGATGGCATATTACCTACGTCAATATAGAACACACGTCTTTCTGGTGCTCTTTGTGTACGGTAAATGATAATTGCATCTTCTAATAATTCTTTTTGTTTGTAAACTTTAAAAATTGATTCTAACAATGAGTTACCAAATGGATAGTTATTGTCTAATCCTTCAGATAAACTTAAATGAATAACGTGTTCTGCATCAATAGCGTATTCACGTTGTCCTGTTTGGAATCTACTTCCACCTTGTGAAGTTCCAGTATTGCCAACCATTCCTTGTGCGCCACCTGATTGATAACCAGTTGCAGGGTGTGAAGCACCGCCGCCTGTGATGTTACCTGATGTAATATAAGGATCTGTTGCAATAGCATCTCTAAAGTTAAAGTTAATATCTTTAATAATGTATTGTTCTGGCTTTTTGCCTTCTGATTCGTTTACAATAATACGTGATACTTTTGCAGGATCAATATGAAACCAGCGTTTTGTTTCTGGATCTCTTACAAAGAAAGCATCGCCATACTTAAAAGTATTACGTAAAATACGGAACATTTTAGTGTCAAACTGTTGTAGTCGTGACCACATTTGTAAATATTGGCTTAGAATTTTAATTTCGCTGTTAGTTGCTTTGCTGTTAAAATGTAAATTAAAACTTGTGTGATTAGCATTGTTCTTTTGTGAACAAAATTCTGCAAGAATATCTAAAGCCGCATTGACTTCAGAATCGTTGTCCATTACATTATATTGTCCGTAGCGTTCTACCCTGTTAGGAGAACCTACATATACGTCTGGCAGATACGAAGAATAGTTGGAACGTGCGGGACCAGGTTCGTTACCTCCTCGTCCACTGAACGGACTTAAATTGCCCATACTGTTATCAGTAGTTGGTGCGTTTGTAAAGTATCGTTTCCAACTCATATTATCCAATTCCTTTCAACAAGTTACCTTGTAAAGCCTTTATTGCACTAATTTGCTTTTTGAGTAACTGATTTTGTTCTACCAGTAATTCCGCAATGGCGGAATTCATACCGTTAGTATTTACACTGGCCGTCTCCATACCGGTGCCTAATCCTGGCACATTTCCAGTTGTAGTACCCATGTCTGGTAATGATTCAAGTTCTTTTTTCTCAACCATTGCCGATGCTGGGTCTATTGCTAATTTTCGTTTTTCTTCTTCAGTTAATGGAATACCTGTTACTTCGGATTTGGTTTCTGCAATTTTCTTTTCTGCTGTTTCCTCGTCGTCGTCACTGCCAAACCAATTAAATGGATTAAGCATTTTAATTTTATTATAAATCCAACCCACGGTGTCTCCAATCCAACCAAACATAGTTGAGATAGCATTGTACACTGCCATTATCGGTGTTTTAACTTTGTCCCATATCCAAGTGAATATATCGCCAATCCACCCGAATACTCCACCGACAACATTCCAGATACCACTTACAATTGGTTTTACTTTTTCCCAAATCCAACCAAACATATCACCAATCCAACCGAATACTCCGCCGACAACGTCCCAAATGGCTCCTACAACTACTTTAGTGCTGTCCCATATCCAACCGAACTTATCACTAATCCAGGTGAATACTCCAACTATTGCGTCCCAGGCGGCTCCTACCCAACCTTTGATAGTTTCCCAACCAAAGATTGCTAACAGAGCACCACCGATTGCAAGGAATGGTGCAATAATTGGTCCAACAATAATACCTAATATAGTTCCTAACAGTCCTGTTATAAGTTTAGTAACAAGAACACCAGCAAGTGCACCAAGTGTACCTACTATAAGTGTTCCAATGTGTTCTTTGAAAAATTCACCAAACCAATTTTTAAACGTTTCACCTAAACTTGAAAACGCTCTGTCAATCATAGGTTTGAATTTTTGTTCCCAAACTGTTGAGAAGAATTTACCCAAGTCTCCGTTTGCCGCTTCCCAGGTATCCTTTAAGAACTTGGCAAAATCCATAGCATATTTTGTAACGTCTTCCATTACTTTGCTAAGTGACCCTGTTAAGTCGTCTGCATTATCGTCAAACCATTTTAACATATCACCAAATGCTTTATTCAACTTGTCAAGCACACCACTGTCAATAAGAGTTTGCATAATTTTTGCTCTCATTTCAGCAATAGAAGTTTCAAAGTTAGCAAGTTGTTTTGTAGTTTCGTCTCGTTTTTTGGCTTCTTCTTCCATCTTCTTGAAGTCTGCATTTTTATATTTTGCTTCAACTTTTGAAAGTTCTGCGGTACTTGCTAATAAGCCTTCAAATCCGTCTTTACCCATCAATGATTGTACCATTGCTGGATCCATACCAGCAATAAATTCTCTTAATTTTGGACCCATCTCTGCCATTCGTTTTGCATATTCTTCTTGGCTTACATTACCTTTACCCATTTGTTCTTGGAGTTCTGCAAACTCAGGCATAATTGATGCAATTTTTTGTCCTAATGGTGTTTGTGCTACACCGTCTGCTAAGTCTTTAATAGCATTTGCCATTCCAGGTAATTGCGAATCAACAAACGCCATATTGTTTTCAAAGTTTTTAAGTTGTTGTCCTTCAAGTTTCATTTTCATTGCAAGGACGTTTGCTTCAGCATTTTGTTGCTTTAATAATGCTTCTGCTTCTTTACGTGACTTACCTGTAACTTTAGCAAGTCTATCAATCTGCACAAGATAATCTTCTGTGCCTGAACGCAGTTCTGCTTGACTCATGCCTGACAATCTGCCTTGCATTGCCAACTGCTCCATATACTCTACGGTGTGTTCATTAAGTGCTTCAAATGTGAAACCCATGCCTTGAAAGTCTTTGTTACTGGTTCTTATTTGCCTTGTGAGTTGTCCAAATCGATTAGCACCTTCTGTAATTGTGCCACCTAACAACATCATGTTCTGTGAATTTTGTCCTACAAATTCTGAAAACTGTGCAACACCCATTCCTGCTCCGGTTGCACTTTTTGTAAGTTCTAAAATACTGTTACCAAATCCTGCACCTACTTCTGACAGGTCTCTAAAATTATCTACTTGTCCTTCTAATAATTGTGTTAGTCCGCCGAGTGCATTTCCTACAAGTGGAACGTGTTGTAAGAAGTCAGACATTCTGTTTCCACCAGCAATAAACTCCATTGCTAATCCTTGAGCACTGCTAACTACAGCACCAAATGCTCCGGAAACTAATCCGCCGATCATTTTTAATCCTCGGCTAAAGTCCTGTAATGCTGTTGTGCTGTTTTTAATACCGTCCGAGAATGGACCCATTTTTTTGGAAGCGTTTTCTAATACACCAGCGAAACCGCTTTGGCCTGCCGCACCACCACCGCCACCACCGCCAGATGATTTCCCACCCTTACCCTGTAGGGCACGTAGGATCTCTTTCATTGTGGATTCTTCAGCGGCGTTCTTTGCTTCTACAACACCAAAACCCGGAATATCAACTTGTACAGCCATTATTATATACTCACATTATCACGCACTATAAATATATGTGCTATTACTATTTAGCAGGAGACAAAAATGGCAGAAAATACTATACCAGGAGGCGCTATACCAATTCAGCCTCAAGGTCAAAACCCGCTGGCAAAACACTTTAGACAACCTAAGATTTATCTTAGATTACCGTCTCAAGGAAGATTTTGGCCGGAAGGTTCAATTGATATGCCTGAGAACGGTGAGTTGCCAGTCTATTCAATGACCGCAAAAGACGAATTGGTCTTGAAAACCCCAGATGCACTTATTAATGGTCAATCGACTGTTAATTTGATTCAAAGTTGTGTACCAAATATCAAGGACGGATTTGCAATTCCGAGTTTAGATCTTGATGCACTACTTGTTGCAATTAGAATTGCAAGTTATGGTGAGCAGTTAACAATTACTGCTACAATTCCTAATACAGATATTGAAAAAGAATACACTGTAAATTTAGTTGAATTGTTAGACACTATGCAATCAAGAGTATTTGAGGATACAATGCACAAGAACGGATTTACATTTAAGTTACGTCCAACAAACTATCAACAGTTTACACAAGCGGCTTTAAAAGCATTTGAAGAACAACGCTTAGTAAAAACTATTGATGATTCTAAAATTCCTGAAGAGGAAAAGTTAGCGAAGTTTAATGTAAGTTTCAAGAAACTAACTGAATACAATGTAGACTTAGTTGTACAACAAGTAACAAGTATTCAATACCAAAATGAAGACCCAGTAACAGACCCTAAACACATTAAAGAGTTTTTTGCTGGAACTGATGGTGAAGTTTTTGAC